TGTTCCGGCTGCGGATAAGCTCGATGCCGTACTTGGCATACACGACATTTGCGCCCGACAAGGTCAGCGCAGCTCGCGGCTGAATGGACGCCGACACATAAGCGTTGTTGCAGTCCTCCATGCACACGCCGATTTCGCAGGCATCGATGAACGCCTCGATCCTTGCCTCATGGCACCAGCCTGTGCCAATCATTTTGGCATGGATGCCGTAAGCGAACGCTCCTGCGATCCTGATGCCAGACGCGCTCAGACCCCAGATAAATGTAGATGTCGCGCCGCTATCTGCCTCGATATAAATCGCCGTTCCGCTACACGCTCCGTCTACGGAATAGTGGAATCCTCGGCTGTCAGATTTCGTTACGCACACGTCCGTAACATAACGCCCCGTTTTCCACTGGGGATCCCATTTTGTGTATGGCGGCACGTCCATAACGCTGGAATCGAGCGAGGACGCAATGTTAATTACATTCCCCGCAAATGCATACGGGACTCGAAGCACGGCATGGTTTCCACGCAGGCACGCCGACATTTTCATAGAGACACAGTACCCGCTAAGCTGCTTAAAATCGAGGACAGTGTCTGCGCTCAATTCCAGTTCGCAGGCATCACCAATGGTAATTTCACCGGATAGCACGTATACGCCGCCCGGCACAAACACGCGGCGATACTTCGACAAAGCGGTTTTAAAAACCGCGGTGTCGTCAGTGACCCCATCGCCCTTAGCGCCAAAATCGCGGATGTTGAATACGTCTTTCCACTTTTTCTTCCACGATGTTGGTTTACCATTAGTGTCTACGGCAGACACCATGATCTGATCGTCAGCAGCCAGCCCAGACAGCCCCATTGCAGCGGCAACATTTGTGGCCGTTACACTTGCATCACTTCCGTTGGCACCTTTTTCGCCGCGCGATGGCTTGCCGGTATCTTCCGAGCCGAGATACCAGTTCCCGTTTGACCCGATCATCGGTGTGATGCCGTCCGCACCAGCAGCCCCCGGTTTGCCATCCGTGCCATCCTTGCCCGGAGCACCAGCTGGGCCCGGGTCGCCCTTCGGGCCTTGTGGGCCGGTTTCCCCCTTGTCACCCTTCGCGCCGGGGCTGCCGTCTTTTCCCGGCGCACCATCTGCGCCGTCCTCGACCGTGGCAATGGCCGTCCCGTCCACGCTAATGGTCGTTGCCTTGCCGGACTTAGTGGCCGTTACCACCGGGCTGTGGCCGTCCTGTCCGGCAGCACCGGGTGCACCGTCCTTACCGGGTGCGCCTGCCGGGCCGGGCACGCCAGTATCACCTTTATCGCCTTTGGCACCGTCCGCGCCCTTGAGGTCTGCCACGGCGATCAAATTTTGCCACGTGCTGCCGCCATCCGTGCTGTACTGGATGTAGCCGTCCGCTACGCGCAAGTCCATGCTGCCGCCTCCGCCGCCCTTTGTCAAAGCTTCGTTGATGGCCGCGACAAGATTTTCCTTGGCGTCGGTCGTCAGGTCGGCAAGGTCTCCGATCTGGCGCTGGATCGTCTGCAGCGTCATCTGGTCTGTCGGGGTGTATGTATACCCGGCGGGCTTCGCGCGCTTGTGCACTGCAAAGTCCTGCTGCACCATCGTGTACGCGCCGGTGTCGTCGGTGACGTAGGCGTAGGCCGTCAGCGTGTGGCAGTCCTGCAGCAACTCGTCCGGGATGATGGCCGTGCCGTCTGTGCCGACGTTCACGTCCACGCTGCGGCCAAAGCACCTATTTTGATAGTGGACCTGCTCCACGCCGCTGCCCACGCGCAAGCGCCGCCCGGTGTCCCACTGCCACAGCGCCCCGCGGCCGTCTGCGATTGTGATTGTCATGTGGTTGCCCCCTTCCACTGCTTCTACAATATAAAAAAGGGAGGGATATTTCTATCCCTCCCCCAGATTTAATTGCTCCAGCGGATCTTCCCGAGCGATTTCTGGCTGTAGAAGCACAAAAACAGAGCGCTTTTCTGTGCCGAACTGATGTCCAGCCCGTCGATGTACGCAGCGACCTTGTCCATTGCTCCCTGGCCACTGATGGCCTTGCCGTTGCTGTCGCGCGTCGTCCTCGCATCGTTCTTGAACTGATATGTTTCCCAGAACGTCCCCGCGTCCAGACCGGCCGGTTTCGCCTGCTCGTTGTACTTCTGCACGGCATCAACGCTGATGCCGTCGCATTCCGGATGCGCCTTGACGAAGTCCGCCGTGTCGATCTTGTTCTGCGCATCCTCCTGCTTCATCCCGCCGTAGCGCGTCAGCATATCTACCGCGCGAGACCGCGTGAGCTTCCCGTCGAGATACAGGTCCTTGATGTCGTCGTAGTCCGTGCCGGTCACGACCTCGCACGTCCACTTCTGCACCAGCTTCTGCGCCTCGTCGGCGTCCTCCCCCCCGTACTGCTGCAGGATCTTCAGCGCCTGCTCCTTCGTGATCGAGCGCTTTCCGTCGTCGTCTCCGACGTACCACTTCTCCGTCTGCGAGCGCACCTTAGACTGCAGCTGCTTCTCGCCGATGCCGTGCTCTTTCAGCTCCTTGGCCTGCGCATCAAATGCGGCCTTGTCGCCGCTGAGCACCGCAGCGAGCGCCTCGTCGTACTTTCCTTCGCCGGTCGCCCACTTGTCAACCTTCCAGTACGCATCATCCTCGTTGTCCGCGAGCCCTTTTTCGACCAGCAGCTGCTGCGCCTCTTCGCGCGTGAGGTAACCGTCCATCAGGCCGTACTTGATCTGGTTCTCCGGCCCGGAGTCATAGGTGTGGATCGTCCACTCGTCGCCCTTGCCGGCAGCTCCGGCGATGGTGTTCCAGAGCGTTACGACCTCGCGGCTCGCCGCGCTGATCGGCAGGCCGGTCGCCTGCGAGACGGCCTTGAGTGTCTTGTAGATCTTTCCGTACAGCGTCATGTTGCCGTTGTACGTCACGTCCGTCGGCTTGTCCAGCTTTCCGGTATCCAGCTTGATCGTCTCGTCCCAGATCCGATATGCGTCGATCAGGTTGCTGATCCATTCCGTGTCCATCCGGTCGTTTTCGTACCCGGAGATCATCGACATGAAATCCTTGAGAATCGGGAGCTTCGAGAGGATATCCACGTCCATGAACAGGTTGCTTTCAAGCGGGTCCACGCCGGAAAACTTTCCGTCTTTGTATTTCGCGCCGACCAGCGCGCTCATGTACTTCTCCAGCCACGTGGCGTACTCGTCGTCGTCTCTGCAGGCGTCCACGATTGATTCGGCAAGCCCCGAAGCAGCCGCCGACACAAGATAGGTCGCCAGCGCTCTTGCAATTTTCCCGCTTGCGTTTCTCCACGCTTCTTTTTTGTCTCCGGTCGCGCGCAGCTCCGCCGTGTAGTCCGTGTACGCCTTGAGCAGCAGGTTGTACGACAGCGTCGGCTCCGACATAAAGGCCGTAGATACAGCGCCGTACACGCCGGTCGCGCGCATCGCCTGGCTGCGTGTCATCGTGCTATCCACCACCTGCGTCGAATAAATAACCTCGCGGAAGCGTTCGGCCGTCGCCTTCAGCAGCGCGTCGCCGGTCAGCTTCTGCTTGTCACGCACCTCCGCTTTGCAGGCGTTCCACAAGTGGCCCCATGTAAGCCGGTCGCCCCATTCTGCGCCTTTCATAAGGAATTCGACCGTCGAGTCCTTCCACGTCCCGGCGTTCTTGATCTGGTCGCGGACACCCCTGCCGATGTTTGTGTCGTAGAAGCCCATCTGCTTCCACAGCGCGATGCCGCTGTGCGCCTCCGCCTCTTTGTATCCGCTCTTCGCGTAAAATCCTTTTGCCAGATACTTCGGGTTCATCACGCCGACCGCGCGCACATACGCTGTCGGCTGCAGCAGCGCCACGCGCAGGTTCGCAGCCACGGCCGCCACCTTGTAGTTGGAGAGCATCTTCTTTGCGAAGCCCTCCCCGCGGCCGCCTTCGTTCACGCCGTTCAGGTCTTTGATGAACGTCGTGAAATACTTGTTGGCATCCATGCCGTATGCCTTTTCAATCGACCGCTGTACCGTCGTCGTGAGCACGTGGCCGTTCTCGAGCTTCTGCTTCTCGCGGTAGTTGTACCACTTCATCGCGTCGAGAATCGGCAGCGCCAGCGCGTCATACTTCGCCATGTCCGCCATGTGGTTGCTGAACACGTCGAAGATGTCGCGTACAACGAGCGCGTTGTTTGCCTTGTAGACGAGGCTCTTCGTCGCGGACATATTCAGCAGGCGGAACATGTCGTTCTCTTTCGCGCCAGGGTCTTTCGCGTCGCGGTTGGAGTCCATCGTCTCGATGGGGAAGTAGTTCTCCTCCGTGAACGCGCGGTATCCGAAGCGCTCCATCGACACACGGTTGCCCCACGCGCCGCCCTGATCGTTCATGTACTTCTGCAGTTTGTCCGCCACCTCGCGCTGGCGCTTGGTAAGCGCGCCATTGATCGCGGAGATGTCCTCCTGCGTCAGCAGGAACGGATCCGGCTGCTTGACGTTTTCCTTGCGCCCGCTGTTCTGGATGTCCTCCACGCGCATACCGCCGCCGAGCAGATGGCCGGCGGCCTGCTCGCGCTTCGACAGGCAGTAGAACGCCATCATCTGTGCGGTCGTCATCCTCACGCTCTCGCCGCTCTCGAGCTTAAACGTGTGCGTTTCCTTTGCCCACGCCTTCACTTCCTTCGGCGTGTAGGTCTGCTCCGTGAAGTCCATGACCGCCTTCGTGTTGAAGGCCATCTTGTCCCAGCCGTCGGAAAGCGCCTCGAAGATCGCCTTGCCGCCCTCGCCGAAGCGCTGGAAAGCATAGTACGGCGTCGTGTTCTCCCAGTTGAAGAAACCGGCCGCCTTTTCCCCAGCCTTCGTTCTGCCTTTGGCCTGACCCAGCCGGTCGAGCTCCAGCCCCGTCGCCTGTGCCGCCTGCCGTGCGGTCTCAAAGTGTGCGTTGGCCTTGAGCTTGTTCGCGTTTTGGATGCTGCGCGTCAGGATCGTGAGCATCTGGTCGAGCTGCTGCAGTTGCTCTCCGCTCATCCGGTTTACAACGTTCTCGCCTGGGTTCTGGCTGACGATGTCGGACGCAGTGTTGATGTGCTTCTGCATCTCCTCGAGGAATCCATCCGGGATGTCCAGATACAGTCCGAGGTCGTTCGTCCCGTCATCGTTCTGCCCGCGCAGGCTGTCCAGCAGCTTCTGCATCCGGTCAATATACCGGAGCGAACGCCGAATGTCCTTTTTCGTCAGCGCGCCGCCGTCCAGCGCCCTCTTACTCGTAAAGTCGATGGATTCCAGGAACTCGCCTACCGCCAGCTTCAACGGCTCCGGGATGTGTTCCTTGTCGCTGTTTTTCAGCAGCCAATCGCTCAGGCGCTTCGCCTTCTGCTCGATGCGCGGGCGGTATTTCGCCACTGCCGCGCTTTCCTCCCTACGTGCCTTATCGGCTGCGTCCCGCTCGTCATAGTGCTCTTTCAGCCGCGCAATCTGCTCGTCGCGTTTCTCGCGCTCTCTTGCTATGGCTTCCTGCAGCCGTTTGCGGTTCTGCGCCCGCAGCTCCGCGATGCGCGTGTCATTGGCCTTGCGCAGCTCGTTGATCTGGTTGAGGTAGTGCGTCTTCTGCTGTTCGTCCTTCTTCGCCTGCCGGTCGGCAAACGTTCTCTGCTGCGGCAGGTCGAAAAACTGCTCAAGGATCTCGTTGCTCACACTCTGCGTCGCTTCGCGCATATACTGCGCGTTTGGGTTGTACTCGTTCACGGAGTACACCGCGTCCAGCACATCGGCAATGCGGTATAGCTGGTCGCTCGGCTGGCTCTCGCGGTTCTGGTCAAAGAATTCTGGGTACAGCTCACTCAGCTCTGCGTAAACCTGGTCAACGTTCGTCCGCTCGCCGTTTTTCAGCCGCATTCGGCCCATGTTTCTCCGTCGGAAATCTCCGAAGTCCGGAATTTCCCCGCGGTCAGCCGCGGACACGACGAGCTGCTGACCCTTGAAATACCTCCGCAGGTCTTCATACTCGCGGTACATCGTGTCGTCAACGGCAGTCACGTCGTTCAAAATGTCGTGTGCGAGATCGTCCGCGCGCTGCTGAATCTCCGCGTAGGTAAGCCCGTTGTCTCCGGTCGCGCGGGCAATGCCGTCGTACAGCTCCTGCAGCTGGCTCATCACCTCGTCCACGCCGATGCTGCTGCCGGTCCGCTCAATGATATCCTTTGCGGCTTCCCGCACGGCTTTCGGGTCTGTGGTTGCCTCTTTCGTGCGCTGCATCTGCCCACGCAAATACTCCACGCGGTCGCGCAGCATGGCGTTTTCCTTAGCCAGGCTGTCGCGCGTCTTCAGCTCGCGCGCCACCAGCTCGCGCAGCGGTTTCGCGTTCTGCATCCGCGTGAGCTGCGCGTCCGCTCGGCTCACCTGCGCAGCCAGGTTGTCCGCGCGGTTTCTCGCCTTCAGGCGCTCCTCCTTGCTTTCCGCGTTCTGCGCAAGCTCGCGCTGCTGCTCCAGCCTCCGTGTGAGCGAGCTGTATTTCTGCAGCTTCTCCCGGTACTCGCGCAGCATCTCCATCTCGCGCACGTTTGCCGCGTCGCCGTCCGCGGCGTCGGAAAGCACGTCGCGGTCTGTCCGCGTGTCGTCACGCTCGGAAAACTGCCACGATTTATCCGAGTTCAGTATCTGCAGACGCTGCTCCTCGTCACCAGCGCGGTACACTTGCACCGGCACTCCCATATTTTCAAGCTGCTCTTTCAGCTCGGAGTTGATGTTGTCCGGCACAATGGCCACTTGCACCTCGTCAAAGCCGACCGCTCTCTGCGGCTTCGCCTCAAAATATTCCGTCGGAAGTGCAGCCGCCGCCTTATACACTTCTTGAATCCGGCGAGCAGTTTCTTCACTGACCGAATATCCCTCTTTCGCAAAAGCCTGCTGAATGGCTCGCGCCGTCCGCTTGCCCTTCGCCGCTTCCATCATAACATCGCCGATAATTTCTCTTTCATCGAACGAATTGTCGGCGTGCGGCCGCGTCTCTCGCATAACGGTGCGTGTCGCTTGATCGATCAGGTTTTCAACAGCATTCTTCGCCGCTTCATACTGCTCGCCTTCCGCTTTGCCGAGCCTGTCGCTCGCGGCCTTCACTTCATCAATGCTGGAAAAGTCCTCGGCGCTGACAGCCTGCATAGCTCCTGCCGACGTCCCCCACGTCTGGCCGCCGCGCTCCTTCTGGGTTTCCGCCATCGCACTCACAATGTTCTCAAGCGTGTATTCCCAATGCAGCTGCGAAAAGCTGCGTCTGTCTCCAGAGGCGGTATAGCGCTCCTTCCCGTTGTAAATGCCGGGCTCGCCAAAAACAGATTTCAGCTGTGGCAGCAGCCATGCCTTCACGTCCTCAGTATCCGTCGCCTCGTGCAATTTGTCGCTGGTAGCCAATCGGTCTACTTCGTCCGCTGTAGCGCCCTGATCTTCGTAAAACGCCCACGCATCTCGGATGAAATTCTCAACCGTGGAAGTATGGACATTGTTATCCATGAAGTGGTCAAGCCGCTTTTCCTTCAGTTCCGGCTTTCGGTCCAGAAATCTGCGATGCTGTTCCTCGTAGCTGTCGCGGATAATCTGGCGCACCGTGTCTTCGATCTCTCGCGCAGACTGATAGTCCCCGGTTTCCATGTCCGCTTCAACGTGGGCGAGCTCCTGCACGCCGATTTTCTGCACCAGTTTCGCCAGCGCGTCATTGCCGTATCGGTTGAATTCCTTTGCCTGCATGACCGGCTCGAGCGTTTCCCCACGATCGGCCAGATAGGCCGCGCGCACGCTGTCGTCCCGCGAGAGCTTGTCCGCCAGCTCCGACGCGCTCATACCGCTCTCTTCACCGACGCCTGCACGCTGCAGGGCGCTGTCGTTTCGGAATACGCCGCCCACGATCTTCCCGCTCAGTCTGGCGAGCCGTTTTTCGACGGTCCGCATCCGGTCGTAGTTCACCGGATATTCCACCGCCGGTGCCGTCGGCGTGTAGGCATCCCCGCCGTAGATTTTGTTCCTGGGGTCAACCTGCGGGTCAATACTCTCCCTACCGAACACCATGGAAATCGGGCCGTACTTGCTGTGCCCTTGCGCAGCTTTTACGACCGCGATACTTGGCATCGGCAATCCGCCGAGCGCGAGTGCGCCACGCAGGTTCTGCTCCGTCAGGCCATGCACGGCGACAAGATCACGCACCTGCTCCACCGGTTCGCGGAGGGAGAACTGCTCTTTTACTTTGCGCTGATTCTCCGAGCCACGTCCAGAAGTTCTTCCGCCGTTGCCTCGCGGTGATCCGCCATATAGTCCATGAGCCGTTCCTGAAGCTCCGGTTGGCCCTTGACCCTGAGATAGATTTCTGCCCCTGCTCCCTTTCTTACGCCGAAGCAACTCAACCCACGAATCAACAGATCGTCCATCTCTGTCATATTCTCTGCTCCTCTCAACATATTCTGCAATATTCGCATTCTGCAGCGCGGCTTGTTTTCCGCCGACCGCATACAGTGTGGTCGCCTCAGTACCATCTCCCACCCCGTACAAGGCGAACACCTTCACACCCTTTTCTTCAGCGTACAGCCACTTTATGGATTCGTCAAGATATTGTTTGCCGCTGTCGAGTTCTTTTTCCATTCGCCGGTTCAAAAGCGACCATTCCTGCTGATTCAGGTCAGGCCGCCAGTACTTCCCGCGAGACGATTCCTGCACGCCGTTGCTTGCAATCTCCCCGGCGCGCCCCGCATTCACCTTCGCCGCGTCCACCAGCGCATCGTCCCAGATCTTCTGCAGCTCCACCATGCGGTCGAGCATGGCTCTCGCCTCGTCGTGCGTCGCGCGGTCTCCCTTGAACGCAGCACGCAGCTTCTTGACAAAATCCCCGATCCAGTCGCGGATCTTCTCGGCAAGGCTGCGGTTCTCATTCGCCAGCCGCTGCACGGCCTCGGTGTTGCGCAGCATCATCTCGCACGCATCGGCCACGACCTCGTCCATCGCGCCGTCCATCGTCAGCTCGCCGGTCGAGTCGTTGTCGATCTTCTGCTGGGCAAGGCGCTCGATGCTGTCGCCGCTCTCGAGCACATGGTTCGCCACGAACTCCTTCAGTGCTTCATACTGGCCGCTGTTGCGCTGGATGAAGTGCGTCAGCTCGTGCGACATCGTCTTCAGGATGGCCGTCTCGCCGGTGTCCACGTTGTTCTTCCCTGCGTTGACGTCCAGATAGATCGTGCCATCGCGGTATGCGCCGTTCATGCCGATATAGCGCCCGCTCTCATCCGAACGAGATTCAAAGAACACGACGTTCACGCCGGTCGCCTCGGCCACCTTGCGTGCCACGTCGATCGACGCCGTCTGCTTGCGCGTCAGGCCGGCCGTGTTCACGGCGGCGAGCGTCACGTTTCCGAGCTTTCCGCCTTCCAGCGTCACGCTACCGGCCTGAATTTCGCTGCTCTTGGCCGCCGCGCTCTTTGCGTCCGATTCCCTGCGCGCCGCGGCAAGGCCGGTCTCGTAGGCGAATTTCCGCTGCTCCTGTGTCAGATACGATGCTGCGCCGCTGTTCTCGAGCACGGCGTAGTTTTTCACGCCAGCGCGTCCGTAAGAGTATGCCACCTCGTAGGCGCTTGCGTAGCGCTCCACGTCCTGCCCGTTCTGGTAGTTGGCGTACATCTGCGGCGCGGTCTCGCCGTATTTTTCCGCGCTCTCGGCGAGCAGGCGCGTGCCCTCCGGCAGCTTGGCGTCCTTCACGGAAACACGCTGCACATCGCCGTTTTTGGCCTTCACGGACAGCTCCACGCTGCCGCTCTCCTGGTCATATCGAAGCGCCTGCACCTGCGCGGTCTCACCGTTTACCTGCACCTCGGCGTTTTTCTCCGCCTGATGTGTCTGCGCCTGCCCTGCGTCAGTCTTGCGTGCCCCGCCATAGATCGCGTTGCGCTCCAGCTCGGCTGCGTCACGCATATGGCTGCGCGCCCATGCGTTCGTGGTCCGGTCTGCATCCCGCGTGAACAGGGACGCATACTCGCTCGCCGCGCGCTGTGCCTGCTTGCTGGCGTCAAATTTCCGCTGTTCTTTGCCCGTCAGCTCCTGCCCCTTGATCTGCTTGACCACGAGGCCGGTCAGCTCCTGCACGTCGTTTTCTGGCGTGCCGAGCGCACCCAGGCGGTCAGAGACCGCCTGCGTGAGATTTGCTTCCTGTGTCGCCTCGTAGAGCTTGCCGGTGTTGCGGTTTGTCTGCTTCTTCCCAGCCAGCTTCCGGATGTTTTCGTCGCCGCTTTCCTCTGCAGCGCGGCGGAGGATGTCCGCGTAGTCGTTGGCCGTGATCTGCCGGCCGGTCTCGCGGTAATTCGCGTTTCGCATCCCGGCGTTGAGCGCCATGTCACCGCCGGTCATCATGCCGCCGGAGATCATGCCGCCAGCAAAGTCCTGCGCCGTCTGGCCGAGCCAGTCAAGCCACGCCCTGCGCGTTGCCTCGTCCTCGCTCATGCCGTCTGCCTGATAGGCGGCGATCGTCTGGTTGATCTTGCTCTTGTCGGCCATCACGATCGCGTCGGAGATAACGTTTGCGATGTCCGTGCAGACTTCCTCGCTGCCTTCCACAAAGCTCTGCTTGAGCATATCTTTAACCAGCGTCTTCGCGGTCTTCTTCCCGGCGGCCGCCGACGTATGGAACATACGCAGTTTGTCCAGGCTGATGTGCTCAAACAGCGCCTCGGCCGTTCCGTAGAGCAGGCCGACCGACATGGCCTGCGAGTCAGAAGCACCGCGGTCATACGCATCCGTGATTGCCTGAGATGCCGCCGCGCCGCCGAGGATCACATCCGCCGCGCCGTGCAGGCCGGTCGCGCCGCCGACGGCCAGCGTCGCCAGGCTGTCGGCCATGCTCATACCGGTGTTGTACAAAAACGACCCGATGCCGCTCATATCCTCGGAAACGCTCCCGCGGATGGTGTTCGTCACCGTGCTCGGCACCATGGATTTTGTATAGCGGTCGACGGCCATTTTTTCGCCCGTGAACGGGTCTGTCCCGTTCAGCGCATTCTGTGCCGCGATGTCGAGCGCACCCGCTCCGGCCATCATATTCGTGCCAACAGACATAGCGGAAGAAAGCCACGGATGCTCCTTGGCCTCCTGTGCGACCTGCTGTGCCATTTCCGCAGCCTCGTTTGCGTGCTGCTGCGTGAGCGCGTAGTTGCGGATGCCGTTGATCTGCCGGTCACTGTAGCCGTAATCACGCAGCTGCTGCTCGAAGCTGCGCACCGTGTTGCGCGCGTTCTTGGCGTAGTCGCTGTTCTGTACCACGAACGCGGAGTTACCGGCCATCGCCATCTCCGTGTTCGCGCTCTCGCTCACACTCAGCGCCTTGCTGTAGTCGGAGAGCGCCCTCTGCATCTGCGTGTCCCACTTGCTGATCTCATCATCGTAGGTCTTCTTCGTGAGCAGACTCTGCGCTTTCCCGATCTTCGCTTTTCGCTCATCGATCTGCCCCGAGAGCGCGAGCGCCTCCTGCTGGCGCTTGGCATAGTCTGCGTCTGTGCTCCCAGCTGCCATGCGCGGCATATTCCGGCGCTGCCGTTCAATGCCGGAAATCTCGTTCTGCCACGCGCCGATCTGCGCCTTCAGCTCGTCCGCAGACCAGTAATTCATCTGGTTCTTGTTCAGCCAGTCATATTCCGCCTCGGCCCCAGGCGTGTTCTTGAGCTGCGTGAGCGCCGCATTCACGTCCGTGCGGGTCTTGCCCTTGTATTTCTTCGGGTAGGCGTATGACACATTGAAGTCGTTTTCGTCCTTGAACTGGTTCTGGAAGTCGAGCACGGAATCGACCGCGCTGCGCATTGTGCGCATATCGCCGCCGGTATCCATGCCATACAGTCCAAGCTGTCCGAGCGTCACCATATACCGGTCATAATCCGACTGAAGCTGTTTTCTGCGCTGTGCATCCCAATATGCGCTCTCTCCGCCGCCGATCTGCTGCAGCAGGTTGCTGCTCTGCTGCTGATACCGCGCAAGCGCATTCTGCTGGTCTCTCTGCAGCAGCGCCCGCGCCTTGCGGCCCTCCGATGCAAAGTCGTGGTTGATTTTTTCGCGCTGAATCGCCATGTGCTTTCCTCCGTGTCAGTACGTCAGGCGGTAAGAAACATACATTTCATTCGCCGCCTGTTCGGAAATCTTGCCTTCCTGCTCCCATTTGTTGATGAGCGCGCGGAGGCCACTTTTCGACATTCCACCATTCGACTGGCGGTCAAGCTCCGACCACCATTTTTCGTATTCTGCCAGCGTCGTGTAATCTTTCAAGTAGGAAATGTCCTCCGCTCCACCGGTCAAACGGCTCGCAGCAGCAGAATTTTTCCGCACTTCGGTATCCGTTTGTGTTGCCCGCGTTGGCGAGCTCCCGCTTCTGCTCCTGCTTCTTCTGCTTCCGCCGCCCGACCCCCCACTCTTATTTGACGCTGCTGCCTTCTGCTGCTGGTAATACTGCCGCAGATACGCCGCCTCGTTGGCAGACATACCTGCCGCCGCCAGCTCCTCGTTCGACGGCTGGTACCCGGTCGTTGTGATGAGCGACGACAGACGGCTCCATGCGTTCTGCTTGCGCTCGTAGTCCGTCTCCTCCTGCGTGAGCTTCTTCTGCTCCTCGGTTTGCTGGCGGTTGTAGGTCGTGTCCTCGTCGCTGCGCTCGAGCTGCAGCCGGTTGTACCACTGGTTGTAGTCACGTTCGTAGGCGCTGTCGGCGTTGTTACGCGCCATGGTGTACAGGTTCATCAGGTTCTGGCCTTCCTGGTTGTAGCGGTCGTAGGCTGCGTTATACAGCTCAGGCACGACCTCGTTGAGCTTCTGCAGGTAGGCGTTGTATGCCTGCTGCCCCGCGTTCTGGCTGTAGGTGCTTCCGTAGCCTCCGGTCAGCGCCGCCGCCTGCCCCATGGTGTCCTCCATCGCGCCGCGCCCCATCTGCGCGTACAGATCGCGGTACTGCTGGTAGAGCTTGTCCTTGTTCACGTCATAGGAAAACTCGCCGCGGTTCATGATCTTGTCGTAGATCTCAGTCGCCTGATCGTTCGCGCGCTGGTATGCGTCGTTCTTGCTCGGGTCGTAGGTATACCGGTTCTCGGGCAGGTACTTCGAGTAGTAATCGCTCGTCTCATAGTCCAGACCCTCGCCCTTGATTTTCGCGTTGCGCTGCTTTTCGTATCGGGCCGCGCTCGTGTAGTCTCCTGAGGCCGCAGCCTTCTCCATCAGGGCGGCGTAGTCCGTCTGTGTGTCATACGGCGTGTCCACCTTCGGCAGGTACTGCGCGTACTGGTTTGTCGTCTCGTAGTCCATGCCGCCGGACTGGATCTTCGCGTTGCGCTTTCGTTCCAGGACGGCTGCCTTCTCGTTGTTCCCGGCAGCAGCAGCCTTCCCCATCAGCGCGGCATAATCCACGCTGTCGTCGAACTCGACACCGTTGTAATTTTTCTTTGCCATGCGTGGCCTCCTTTACTTGTACTTGCCCACGACGTAGTAGCTGATCTGCGGGCTATTAACCGTCGCGTCAGATGCTCTCACGCACTGATATGCTGGGGCGTGCGTAAGACGCGTACCTATGTCGTTTTCGGTATTTGTAGCGAGCCAGATGTTGCCGCTTTTAACCGTTGGCGTCGCCGACACAATCGGGTTTTCGACAAAAGCAAACGGATATTGGCGCGCTTCTTTATTTACCGCGAGGCCCATCCACGATGCGGTATACAGCGGCCCCCATGTCTGCGATGTCATGTCAAGCGACGGTGAGTCGAAAGTAGCCCACATCTCGGCGATGCCGGATGCCCATTTGCGCCACGTCCACTTGCCGGTCAAGCCTTGCTCGGTTACATAGTCTACGCCTCCGCCGCTTCCGCCGCCGGCCGGAGTGCGCCAGCCCGTGTCATAGTCGCTGTCGGATAGTTTCGTCAGCGTCTGCCCGGCCGTTCCGCCGCTCGGGAGGCCGTGCCCGCTCTTTGCTTCCAGATCCCGCAACGCCTTTCGCAGCTTTTCCAGCTCTGTACGGAGCGCGGCAGAATCTGCAGCGCCGATTCCAGCCTCGTTCCCGTCGTCTGCCTGATTGAGCACGTCCACGAGCTGCCAGATGTACGAGCGCAGCTGGGCAAGCTGCTCCTCTGCGCTGCCGGTCACTGCATACGTCTGCGGGTAATCAAATGTCAGCATACACATCGCTCCCCGCCTCGAATATCTTTGCGAAGCTGTAGATGCGCACGTCCCCGCTGCCCTCGAGCCGGATGCGGAAGTGGTCGCAGCGCCTCGGCCGCACTGGCAGCATGAACGTGCGCGTTCCCACGCCCTGGATGCGGCCCTGGTTGTGCCACACACCGTCGGAGTCATACTGCACGAGCACATCCATGTACGCATCACGCGCGAGGCTCATGCGGATATTGAACCGGCTGACGTATTTCTGCTCCACCGTGCTGTAACCGATCAGCCCCGTCTCACAGCTCCATGCCACCGTGTCCTCCGTCGTGCCGCTCGCTCGAAAGGCCAGCGTTTGGTCGCGCGCGATCTCCAGCACGTCTCCGCTCGTCGCGCACAGCAGCGTTCCTTCCAGCTCTGCAAAGTCCACAACACCGCCTACTGGTAGGCTCTCCCGATACCATGTGCCCCGGCTCGTGTCCAGCACCAGCAGCCGGTTTCCCGGAGGCGTGCTCATCTGCAGATACAGGTAGTATTTGTCGCGCCACGCCGAAGCGATTGCGCTCATGTTCCCGCTCCAGTGCAGCTCTTTCAGGTTCAGCTTTTCGCTAACGTCAATCGGCGCGCCGCTTCCGTCGTAGGCGAACACGCCGTCGCGCGCCTTGTAAAACAGCACACCGTTGACCACCGCGAGGCTCCTTGCGCATCCCGGCTGCACGCCGCGCATCGTGTACTCCTGAATCCTGTGCGCGCCGCTCGCGGACACATACACCTTGTGCATCCGGTCCTCTTTGAAAAACAGCGGGTAGCCCTGATAATTCACGGCGCCCGTCCAGCGGCCGTCAGACCCGATCGACGCGGCGTAACTGTCCGTGCTCACGCCTGCATATTTGCGCCATACGTCGAAGCGCCCAAGCGCGCTCGCGTAGATTTCGTTGACAAGTTTCCCGTTCACCGTGCCGTACTTGCAGCCCCAGAGGCGGTTCTGCGCCTCGATGACGTAGTCCATATCCGGCAGATCCATCGCGGCCTTGACATACCCTTCGGCAGGCGGCGTGTCGTTCATAATTCCATGCGCTTCCGTGGGCGCGTAAGCGTCCAAAACGATGTAGTTTTCTCCGGTGACGAGCACCTCGCGGTATACGCCGTCCGACGGGTTGTCTCCGACATTCAGGCCGGAGTACGTGCCGGGGTCAATGCCGGATACCCTGATATAGTCTCCGGGAGCAAAAGAGCTTCCGATGCCTTTGCATTCCAGCCGCATCACCGGCACATCCTGCGCGCTCCAGTCTTTCGAAATGTCGTTATATATGTAGGGCGTCCTCGTCTCACGGTCGATGTATGCATCGCCATTTTTGGGCTCTTTCGGCTTCACGAAGTTCAAATAGTGGTATTCGATTCCGTCGACAACCACGACGCGTTTCTCGCCATAGTTCGCGCCTGTCGTGTATACGATTTTCCCGTCCCGGCTGCACGGGTGAATATACCACAATACATAGATGTCGTAGACCTCCTGCCCATCCGGCCCTGAGCTGGATGTCAGGCTGTGGTCAAGATACGTCCCGGCCGCAGCGGAAAACTTCTTTTCCATGTTCCCGTGCGTGCCGTCGGCCGTGTTGTACCACACCTTGTCCGGCCAGATGAGCAGGTATGCGCCCATGTTCACGAGCTTTTTCCGCCCCGTGAATGCCAGCTCCATCACCTTTTCTCCGTCGCAGTACAGCCCAGTCATCGTCTTGCCGGGGTCGCTGTCCACCCCGGCAATGTAATACAGCGATCCGTTTTGCACCGTCATGGCGTTCAGGTTGTTCAGGTTGCCAAGCACCGTGTCGCGCCGGTCACGGTTTGCCAGCAGCGGGTAATCGTCGCCGCACAGATTCTCCATCTCGTAAAACTCCCCTTCGGGGATCTTGAGGTTGTGGTTGTAGCCGCCGAAGGTATCCGTCACCTGCTGCGAGCGTGCCGTTTCCTGAATCGTCGGATATGTCGGCATCTGTCATCCCTCCATCAAAACCGGAATGCTCCGGGGTCCTCCGCCATGTGCGCGCGGTTATACCAGTTGCGCCAGCGCGCGAACGCCGCGTTGAACAGCGTGATGCTCTGGCTGTATTTGCCCGCCTCGCCGTTTTCGCGGTCGATCATGGCCTGCAGGTAGTTGTTGTACACGTCCTCGTCATACGGGCTGCCGACGAGCAGCTCCGTGTCGCCCATCGACGAACTGTCGTAGCCGTCGAACGTCTCCGTGCCGCCCTCGTGCGTGCGGATCACTTCTTGCCAGATCATCCCGTCAAGGCGCGACAGCCACCGGATCTTTATGTCCTGCGAATACTGGTTCGGCCGCAGGGCGTCCACCATCGTGATCGCGTCCGAAATCGTCATAGTCTCTGCTCCTTATACTGAAAAAGGGAGGCGTGACTGCCGCCTCCCTTTGGTTTACTCTGCCTGCTGTGCGGCCGCCGTCGCTTCGTCCACGAACGCCTCGAAGGCGTCCCGCGCGCGCTCAGACCGGCGGATCTCATCGGCGATGTAGCGCGGCACCTTGGACTTCTTGCCCTTCGGGATCAAGAAATTCTTGCCGTTTACGCTCACGAACAGGTTCGGGTCTTCCTTCGCGCCGGCGCGCGGGATGAAGATCTCCTCCAGCTCATACGGATCCGGCAGCTTTTCAGCCGCAGCCTCAGTCTTTTTTTCGGTTGCCATGGGTACGCTCCTTTCTCACATCAGCCGGAGACGCCGCAGCGCCTCCGGCCGTATTGGTTTCGCCTCAGTTGGCGGCGTCCGTCGCGCTGTAAGCAGACGTGCTCATCACGCGCAGCAGGCGCTCGGTGTACAGCACGGTCGCGCCGTTGGTCTCGAACTTGTAGCCGATGGTGCTGAACTGGTTGAGCGGGCCGCCGATCTCGCTCTTGTCGTGCACGATCATCTCCAGCGCACCGCCCTCCGGATCGATGATGCCGAATGCGTCCTTGCCGAAGAAGTAGGTCGCGTAGGTCGCGCCTTCGCTCTTATTCTTGTAGCCCGTGCCGGTCAGGACGGGCGCGAAGGTGTTCTCGATGAAGCGCACGCCGTGCAGCTCGCCGATCTCGCCGTTGTAGATCTCGTCCGGCTGGGCGTACTTGTGCGCCTCGATCCACTCGTTGGACTTGCGCAGGTCGTAGGCGACGGACGGATGGATCACGGCGTAATACTTGCCGTTTATGGTCGGCACGCGGTCCTTCTTCATCTTCGTGACCGCCTTGGCGATCATGTCCGGCGTCAGGTAGGCGTAGCCGTCAGCAGCGCTCGTGCCGCCGCCGGCGCCCATCTCGGCGCAGGAGGTCGGAGTGGAGATATACGCGCCGGCCGCGCTGATGTTGTCGCAGTAGAGCACGTTCGTGTTGGTCAGCAGCGCGTCGCGGATGAGCTTTTCCTGCGTTTCGGCCGCGCTCGCGCCCATCTCCTCGGTCGCGCCGAGGATCACGTCGTCGTAGGCGCGCAGCTCCAGGCGGTCGGTGATGCTGGTGTACGTGCCGTACTGGTTGATGCTGCCCTCGAGCTTGGTCACGCCGAACTTCTGGCCGGTCGGGATCACGCCTTCGGTCAGCTTGCCGGCCTTGTCAAAGGTGTTCCACTTGCGCCACTCCACGGTGCCGCCGTGGTTCTTCGGCAGCGCCTGCTTTTTGCCAAACTGCGCGTAGAACATCTCGGCACGCGCGTTTTCCAGCAGCTCGGTGTCATAAAAGGTCTTGAGCTCCGGCGCGAGCGTGTGCGTTGCGTCGAACGCAGTCGCCGTGCCGGTCGAGGCGTTGACGTAGTTGCCGGTCGCATTGACCATCGTGCCCGCGTCCGCGAAAAGCTGCAGACCGAGCTTGGTAATCAGATTCATGATCATAGGTTTGCTTCCCCTTTCAGTATTCTGTTCGGGGATCGCCTCCCTGCGCGTCAGAACGTGCCGGGATAGAGCTTCTCCCCGTTCGCCGCTGCGATGTTCATGCGGCGCTTGATCTCGTCGCGTCTCGCGCGCGACATCGTCGTCGGGGCAGAAATGGATGCCGCCTGGGATGCGCTGCCGTTCTCTGCCGGCCTACGCTGCCCGGCCTGGATGCTGTTGCTGATCTGCTGCGCGGTCTTCTGCGCTGCCACCTGCATCGCCGCCGTCTGGATCTCCTTGCGGTGCACGGCAAAGTAGGCGTCCTCCACGCTGACCAGGCTGCCCGGCGCGGTCAGCCGCGCGAAGACCGGATTCTCCAGCTCCGTCTGCAGGTCAAAGCCAGGATACGTCTCCTGCAGCTTTGCCGCCTGCTGCACCAGCCCGTCGAAATGCTCCTGCAGTCTGCGCTGCTCAAGCGTCTGCTCGTTCTGGTGCTCCAGCAGTTTGTTGCGCCGCTCCAGCTGGTCGATACGCATGGCCTCCTCGACGGGGATTCCGAGCTCGTCCGCCCGCTCCTCGTAGTACGCCTTGTCCTCGGTCACAGCTTTGTTCAGCGCCTGCACGTCCAGCTTGGAGATATCCTCTGCGTCGATGCCGTACTTGCGCGCCATCAGCTCCAATGCCGGCGTCAGGTCCTTGAGCGCCTGCTCGGACTTCTTCGACTTTGCCAGCCGCTTCTGCATCATCTTCTGCGCCTGCTCGTTGTACTCGGGATCTGCCATGATCTCGTCCCACGTCAGGCGCTTCGGCATTTCCTGCCCATCATCGGTGCCGTTTGCAGCGTCGTCCTGCGTCTGCGCCGCCTCTGCCGCTGCCCCGTCGTCACGGTGCATGGCCGATACGCGCGCCTTCGACCGCTTGCTGATCTTGTCCGCCGGGACACCAAGCCCGGTCAGGATGCGCTCCCCGGCGTCGGGAGCCGTTACGCCCGCAGCACCTGCACCATCTGCGCCTGCGCCCGCTCCGGCAGAGCCTCCGGCCGCGCCTCCCGCGCCGCCTTCACCGCCGAAGAGCTGCAGGCCATGCAGCATAGCCAGTGCCTTGATGTCAAATCGCATAAGGATGCCTCCGTCAAAAATCTGTGGTAGGCCACGACCCTGTCGCCGTCAGCCGGAGTTGCACCGGCACTTGCAGTCCATCGCTGCAGTGCGCCTCGCGGCGGCATAGATACCCACGCAGCAGCCCCCCCGCTGCGTGGGTGCCAAGAGAAAAGGAGATGGGAAAATGGGAAAAGAAAGGAGGTACACACGCGAAAGCCCCTGCACCCTCGCACCTCCAGCATACAAAAAGGCCGAGGGCTTTCTCTATCCCTCGGCCTCGGATCTCTGAAATTTTTTTATCCGCGCACCTCGTAGCGCACGCGCTCCGGGTACATCTGCCGCAGGATATCGAATCCCGCGCAGATCTGGTCGCAGATCATCCTCGCGCACGCGCGCCATCGCGGAGATGCAGCGCACACGATCTCGGCGTGCCCGCTGCCCAGCTCCACGCTCGAGCCGCGGGCCTGCCCGGCGGCGTCCATGCTGCCCACGGCGGCCGCCAGCGTGTACACAAGGATCGTCACCGCCGCGCATACGATGTCCTGCCCCGCCTCGGCAAAGCCCGCGTGCCCGTCGGCCGTCAGCCGCAGCCGCACCCGGTCGTACACGATCTCGATCATGCCTTGCTGCCCCCCTTGATCACGGCTCCGCCGCCCGGCTGGGCAGCGTTCTCGCTTGCCTCCCGCGCCTTCGCGGCGATCGGGTGCTCGTCTGCCTTGATGCCGGAGATCTCGTCGCTTTCCTGCATCTTCGGCGCGGCGCTTGCGCCTGCGCCCGCCTGTGCCGGCACGGCGATGCCCATGTCCGCTGCGATGCCCTGCACCATGTCCGGCCGCGCGATCTGCGCCAGCGACAGCGCCAGCTGCTGGTACTGCTGCAGCCGCTGCGCCAGCACGCCGTTGAGCTGGATCTTCTGCATCACGCCGTCCTTGCCGTCAAAGTCCATCATGTCCAGGCACGCCAGCGCCTGGTCCGTCATATTCGGGTTGAAGAAGCCCATCTGGAAAAACTGCAGCGCCAACTCGTTCTGGCTCACGCGCGTGTACACGTTCTTCTTCTGCGCCGACACTTTGATATCGAACACGGGCAGCCGCATCCCCATGTCCGCGCCGAAGGCCATGCCCTGCGCCTGCGGCTGCAGCCCCCGGTTGCTGTAGGATACAAACTGCTCCATGCCCAGCTCGCCCACGATCCGGAAGGATCTCGGCAGGTCGTAAAACTGCCGGATCAGCTCGATGCACAGATTCACGATCTTGCTGTACGCGCGGTATGCCGCGAGCGTGCTGTCCCGGCTGCCCTTGCCGCTTGCCTCCTGCAGCGCTGCAATGGCGCTCGCCGCCGTCACGCCGGAGGACACGCTGCCGGTCGCCGTGTCCGTGTTGCCGCTGGTCTCGCGCAGCTCGTTGACCATGGTCGACCAGACGTTGATATAGTTTCCGGGCAGCGCGTTGTAGTCGATCGGCCGGATGCTGTCCTGCCCGAGGTTGCCGTCCACGTGCACCAACGGCTTCTCCGTGTCCAGCAGCTCCTGCTCGTTCACACTGCCGTCCTCGCGCATAAAGTAGCGCGGCGTCGCACCAACCACAGCGTTGCGCACGAGGCTCGTGCCGAGGCTGTCGATGGCCGTCTGAGGATTGCGGCAGATATCCACGTAACCGTACCCGCACGGCGAGCCCTCGACCGGGAACAGCGCGTCGAAAACGTACGGGTACAGCCCGTGATCGTACAGCCCCCGCTCGCGGTACTCCGGGTCGTTTTCCGTCGCGTACAGCACGATGTCGCCGATGTACTTGCAATAGTGCAGCGCGCCGCCGCGATGGTAGTACACGTCGATCACCGTGCTCTTCCGGTCGGCCGGCACGTTGTCGTCGTACAAAAACTTCGACGCATAAAAGTCGTTGCCCTTGAGCTGCCCGCGCAGCTGTGGGTACTGCTCCTCGAGCGCATCGTTGTCCATCAGCTCCGTGTGGTACACGTACCGGCTCTTCTGGATGTCCGTGATGCCCGGCTCCCAGAAAAGGTTGAGCACGTTCACGCGCTCGATGCTGATGTCGCCGAGGCCGCCGAGCTTACCACTGTCCCACGTGATCTTGTACACGCACGTGCCGTACTTCATCTTGGCCCACATCGCGTCGCTCCACGTCGCATCGAATGCGTTCTGCTCCAGCACGCACGGCACGATCGCCGACAGCATCTTCGCTTCCTGCTTGTCGCCTTCTTCGCGCGGCAAGATGTTCGGCTCGGGGTACGCCTCCACCGCGTCCGCGTGCTTGTTCACGATCACGTTATGCAGCCACGAGCTCCGGCTGCGGAAGCCCCTGTACAGCTGGTTTCCGGCCTTCTCTTCCTCCGGCTGGTTGTGCAGCTTCCACCACTGCTCGGCCGCGATCATGCGCCGCTCGGTGCTGGCCTTGCCCACCTTGTACTCGTGCAGCACGCGGGAAAACTCCTGCAGCTGCTCGCGCGTGATCACGTCCTCCGGCGGCATCACCTGGCCGCCGAGCGCCTGCGCCTCCGTGCCCGGCTGCGCGCCGCTGATAGCGATATTGTCCATACTTACCTCCCGTTTTTATCACCAGATCGCGCCGTAGCGCCCCGGCTTTTTCATCTGATTCAGCGGATCGGACAGCACCGGCTCCTCCTCCGCCGCCAGCATCGGCTTCACCGGCCGCGACATACACAGATACCGCCACTCGTCGCTGACGTGGTCCTCCAGCGTCGTGTCCAGATCCTCCGGGTTCGTCCGGCTGTACATCATCAGCGGCACCGTGCGGATAAAGGCTTTGCACGTGTCGAAGACGTACATCCGCGCATATCCCTGCGCGTCAAACTGCAGCCGGTAGTGGCACTGCATCCAGCCCGGCACGCGTTTGTTGTCGCCCGGCGTGAAGTACACGCGGTACCGCGCCGCCGTGTCCGCGATGCTCTCGCCGCGCGATGCGTCCCAGATGGCCGGGTCCGCCACGCCCGTGATCTTCCGGCCCTTGAGCCATGGGTGCGTGTTCTCGATCTCCGCGATGCGCTTGAACTGCTCGTCCGGAGACCACTTCACGCCTTCGTTCGGCGTCTCCGTGCAGCCGTACAGCTCCATGATGCGGTACAGCACGCCGTCATAGTCCATCGCCCACCACGCGCAGGAAAACGGCTTGCCGTAGCCGAAGTCGTAGCTGCGCAGGATGTGCCATCCCCGGCACGCCCCGGCCGCGAGGTCGAAGGGCTTGATCACGTGGCACCACCTGTGCTGCACCCGCAGCTCCTCCGGATCCGCGTCCACGCCCGCCTCGTGCGCCGCCATCAGATCCGGCTCCGTGCGAAAATCTTCAAAAAACTGCCCCTCGAAAATGTCCCACGAACCCTCCAGCCATGCCGCGCGCAGCTTCGGGGGCAGCTTGCGCAGCTCGGCGATATACTCCGGCTGCGCCTCCATCAGCGCGCGGTTGTCCGTCACCAGCGCCTGGATGAAGCTGTAGTCCTCCGGCCGCTCGGCATCTTCGAAGCGGCGATCCACGAACAGGCGCTTGAAGTATCCGTGCGCCGGCCCACCGGGGTTGAGCGTGTAGTATGTCCGCTTCGGGTATCCGTTTGTCCCTCGCACGCAAGCATTGATCTCGCGGATCCACTCCGGCTGCAGCTGCCCGGCCTCATCCAAAAAGGCCACGTCGTACTCCGCGCCCTGATAGTGGCCCAGATCCTTCTCTGCATCGCAGTATCCCAGCGTCAGCGTGCTCCCATTGGCAAATTTGTACTCCTTCGTCGACTGATTGTACTTCGCCACGCCCGCGAGCTCCGGCGTCAGGAATTTCACGTGGTTGTTGCGCAGCTCGTCGAGCGTGCGCCGGACGATCAGCATCTTGATGCCGGGATACGTGCAGCCCAGGATCTTGGCCTTGGTGCGCACGGCCCAGCTCTTGCCGCCGCCGCGCGCGCCACCATAGGCAACGTGCCGGTGCTCGTCGCGCAGGAAGGCGTCCTGCTTATCGCTGATCTTGCTTGCATCGATCAGTATCATCGCCTGTACTCCTCCGGCAGGCCCACGATCTCCAGCTCCGCGTGCGTGTCCGCGCTGCCGTCCTCGGCCTTTTTGCGGTCAAGCTCCAGCCGTTCGGCCGCGATGCGCTGCGCCTCGGCCTGCGCCTGCGTCGGGATGCCGTACAGATCGCGCACCAGCCCCGTCAGATCCTTCAGCACGCCCGTCAGATCCTTCAGCGCCTTCGTGTCCACCTTCTGGTATGTCTGCTCCTCCGTCCACTGCCGCTCCAGCAGCAGCTTCCCGTCCGGCGGCAGCTCTCCGTCTTCGGCATCCTCGTCCGCCACCGGTACGGCATACTTCTCCCGCCGCTCGACCAGGTAGCGGTTAAACTGCTCGTCGTCGCCGATCGCACGCATAGCCACGTCGATCGCGCCCGTGGTTGCTGTGATCAGACGCGCGAGCCGGTCGGCCTCGTGGTTACACGCCTTCCGGTACGCCTTTTGTTGTACGCGTGCGGTGAACTTTTTTCGCTCATTTGTCCACCCATCACGTGCAGCCACGATTTTGATCTGGCTGATGCTGATGCCGTACTTTTCGGCCAGCTTCGCATAGGTCGTCTTTGTGGTGACATATTCCATTTTCAAAGCATCCCAATCCTGGTACACCATCACTGCACCTCCGCGTCCATCGTACACCAGGCCGCCCGCGCTTATCTATCCCGGCATTTGAGGAAGAATACTTTCAGCCCCTGATCGACAAGTACGCAAAACCAACAGACGACGAAAGCGGCAGCGGTTGACAATGCCTGCAGGATCTGCTATAGTACCAACATCAGGAAAAATGTTCTTAAAGCGCAGCGGTCGCGCATAACAGCGCGAAACCGCTGCGCGCCTTCATCTGCTACAAAAGGAGACGATCCGCCAATGAATAACGCCCGCCGCCGTCGGCTTCGAGCCTTGATCGCCGCGTGCGAGTCTCTGCGCGACCAGCTTGCAGATCTGTCCGCCGAAGAAGACCGCGCGCAGGCAAGCATCCCGGAGAATCTGATCGAGTCGCCGCAGTACATCCGCATGGACTGGGCTTGCATCCATCTGGACCAGGCGCGTGTCGCTGCCGAGACCGCGATCGCCGAGATGGCCAAAGCCATGCGGTAACAAAATAAAGCAAAAGCTCCGAGGCTTCCGCCCCGGAGCTTTCCCTTTATTCCGCGCCCTCGTCCGTGATCCGCACCACGATGCGCGGTTTTTCCTTGTCCAGCGCAAAGCGCGACGTGAACGCCTGTATGTACTGCCAGCCGTCGTCCTTCAGCACCCCGCACATCACCAGCGCGTCTTCAATCACCTTGACGCCGAACGCCGCGACGTTTGACTTGTCCCGCCGCCGGTTCGGTTCGTAGAACGTGTATGTGATCTCCACCGGCTTCGTGAACTTCACCCCGCGCAGCTGCGACCGGATCGCCCACGCGGCGATCTCCTGGTTGTTGTGCTTCATCTTCGCGCCCACCTGCGCGTGCCGCCGGCAGGCGTCGGTGTATTCGTTCATTCCCGGCAGCCTCGTCGGGATCACAAACTCCGCCGTCACGTCAGCTCACCGGCGTGCTCGCGGATAAACTGCATCGTGGTTTCCCACAGTGTGAAGCGATGCGGATTCCCGTCCACGTCCACCAGATAGTAGCCGTCCATCCGCTGCAGCTTCACGCAGGATGCCGTTTTTCCGGTCTCTGCGCCTCCGGCCGCGTCAGACGTGCTGGCTGTGTGCTTCGCGGTCCTCTTCGGCTCACGCGCCGAAATTTCCGCCCCACACGCTGCGTAGCCAGCCAGATCGACGTAGGTGTCCGGCTTGCTGCCCGCTTTCGCGCGGGCGATCTTAAGCAGAGCCATCATCATGGCCACGTCCTTCGGCGTGACGTCCGTGCCGGTGTATGCCGTCCACAGTCCCGCAATCACGGCGAAGTTGTCCTCCGGGCTGCCGTAGTCTTCTTCCCGGCTGCCGCACACGCATTCGGCGGCGGCCTTCAGGGTGTCCAATCTGTTCATCGTTTTACCCTCCTATGATGTCGGTCCCGTATTCGTCTCGCAGCACGCATCCCGCACCAGCCGGCCGTCTGCTTTTTAAATCGTTTTGTTTTTGCCATCCATGCCTCCCAGGGCCGCAATAATCGCTTTTTCGCGTGGCGACAGCCTCCACGTTTCCGCCGCAGCTTTT